TTACGCGGCCGAGCTGCGTCCCAGCAAGTTTGATGAGGTCAACCAACAGTTACCTGAGCCAGATGACGGGCTGGATGACTTTGACACCATACCCGACCCCGAGATTGAGCCTGAGAGCCAACCTGAGCCTGTACAGAGGCTTGAATGGCCAACTCCGGTCGGAACTATTGATGAGGCAAGTTTACCTCGCAGGCGGTGGATTTACGGGCATCACCACATTCGCGGCTTTGTCAGCGTCACGGCGTCAGCTGGTGGCATCGGCAAAACCTCGCTCACAATGGTTGAGGCGCTGGCTGTGGTCACTGGTCGGCCACTGCTGGGCGAGAAGGTACATGAGCCAACAAATGTTTGGATCGTCAACCTAGAAGATGACATGGCCGAGATGCAAATCAGACTGGCCGCCGCCATGAAGCAACATAACGTCACGCACCCGGAGATAGCTGGCAAACTATTCATGGATGCGGAGGACACAATCGGCATCACGCTGGCTGCGGAAACCAGAGACGGCATTGAGACCAATGACGCCTTCCTGAGCCACATGCGAGACAAGATAAAAGCCAACGACATCGGCCTTGTGATAATTGATCCATTCATCTCAACGCACGAAGTCAACGAAAACTCAAACATGAGTGTGCAGAAGGTGGTCGCAATGCTGCGCCAGCTGGCCAGAGAGGCTGGCTGTGCCGTGCATGTGGTTCACCATGTGCGCAAGGGCAACGGAGAGGATGCCGATATTGACTCAATACGCGGCGCAGGTTCATTAATCGGGGCGTGTAGAGCAGCTAGAGTTATCAACAAAGTTAAGTTTGAGGACGCCGTGGCGCTCGGTGTGCCAGAGGCCAGCGCGACAGGTGTCTTCCGGGTAGATGACGGGAAGGCCAATCTCAGCGCACCTCTGCCAGCGGATAAGGCAATCTACCGCCGCATGGTCAGCACAAAGCTCGACAACGGAGAATACGTTGGCGTGGCCGTTGAGTTCAAGCTGCCCGATCAGTGGGCGGGCATGACGACCCGTGTGGTCAACAATATGCTTGATCTGATCGACAAAGGCCCAGAGGACGGCGAGAAGTATTCTATCAGGCCGCAGGACAAGCAACGCTGGGTTGGCTCGGTCATCACAGGTTACAGGTTCTCAGACATAGACCACACAAAGACAGCAGGGCAGGCAAAGGCAATCCTGCGCCAGTGGAATGACGAAGGTCTGCTGGAGGAAATTGTCTATCACAGCCCAAGCCAGCGCAGGGAGCGCAAGGGCGTCGTATCGACGGGCAGAGTAGGGGAGATGAACTGATGGAAGTGAAAAGCACACGACGTGAGTGGACGGGAGATTGGAGCGATTGCTTCTACCGAGATGACGATTACGAGCAATATGACAACGTGCAGATGTTCGCAAACATAGCCGACCATTTGTACGACCTATGTGGAGGCGAAACGCCGCTGTATTGGCCAAACTACGAGAAAGCGCCGTGGCACCTGCAATGCGCAATCACAGTAAACGGCAGGCCAACGGAGATGAACTTCTGGCCACACAAGGCAAAGGCACAGATCAGCTATCAAAAGGTGACTGAGGGATGGATGGAAATCCATATGCTGATAAACTCAGTGTTCTTCGCCAACGACGATCAAGATGAGGATGATTTTGATGTTATCGAGTAGTGCGTCAGTGGAAAATTTCAGTGACGCATGTGTGACGCGCAGTGACGCATTGCTGAAATTCGGTCAATTTGTGGGTGATTCGGAAATCGAGCAAACCCCTTATTTATATAGTGCGTCAGTGGATTTGCTGAATTTTCCTACGGAAAATTTACCTCCAGTGACGCACTTTGTCAAGGCGCAGGTCTTAAAAAGAGTTCGCAAAAGCGAACACTCTCTTTTTTTGAGACGACCAGCAGCTCCACTGTCCCGCCTTCCTTCGCTGGCGCGAAGTCGGGCCAGAGGCGCAGCTTTGCGTCCTAACTCCTGCTGGCAGGGTTATCAGGGTTTACGGGAGCTGGTCCACAATGGTTAAAAAAGCAAAAGCCAAGTCGGATAAGGCTAAAGCGGCGATGGCCAATCGTGGCACGTTTGAGAGCAAGCATACGAACTATGGCAAGCCGATCCACTACAAGGTAGCAGCAGCGGTCGAGCCGTTTAGCTTCGCGTCAGCAGCGGCGGCTAAGGTGTGGGGAGACACGCTGGTTGATTGCGTGCCGCCAGCATACGCGCTGCGTTACCGTGAACTGAGAGGTAATCTGGAAGCCGCAATGGTCGCAGAAGATTACACGCTGTGTGTTGAGCTAGCCACAAGCCTGATTAAAGCGCTCAAGATGATGAACGTGAAGGCGAGGCGGGATGGACATGAGCCGCCAAAGGTTGACGGGCATATAGCCGAGTTTAAGGGGAAGACATACTGCTTCCTCGCCAGCGGCAATCTAGCATCTGTCAGGCGTAAGTATCCAACGTGGGCCGTGTATCATATCAGCGAAGTCTGCGCCGTCATGAGCGTGCGCACAGATGAGATGATGGCAGCTGTGACGAAAGAGTTTGCCGGGGCGAAGGTTGTAGAAGTCCGGGCGTTTGATGATGAGATTAACTTTGAACCAACAGGAGAGTGAGATGACGAAGAATGTACGCACGACCGTGTTAGAGGAAGCCATCGGGCTGATTAACGGGCCAAGACAAGCTCACTATGGGACGCCGCAGGAGAACTTCGGTGCAACGTCGCATATGTGGTCAGCCTATCTGGGCATCAAGGTATCGCCCGGCGACGTGTGCAGGCTTATGTGCTTGCTGAAGCTGGCTAGGCTGCGCAATGGGCCGCATCACGATAGCAGCTGCGATGGCGCTGCATACTTGGCGCTCGGCTGTGAGCTGGATGAGGGTATGCTTGACGTGCCGACAGAGCAGCCTTAACGTAAGCAGCAGGCAGCGCATCCTCCCGCGCTGTCCAACTTGCCCTCGACGGTTTTTGCATCCAGTTTGTCCGTCGGGGGCATTTTTGTGAAAGGTGGGAGAATGTCCTATCGAATTAAGTTGACCTTAGACATAGCGTGCGAGGACAATCAGGCGGCTGAGGATGAGATTGATTGGCTGGCCGATTACGTTAGCGACAGGTTAAATGAAGGCGCAGACATGCAGCGGATCGTGCAAGCAATGGTCGAGGCTCTGGTTGAGCTATCTGACATTAGTGAGCTGATGGGCGCAGAAGGCAACACAATACACTGAGGTGAGCTGTGCGTGAGCGTGAGGGGTGAAGCTCTCTGCGACACTGGTTGGCATCGACGCGCCGGGTGCGCTCGCTTAATTGAACGCTTGTTCAATTACAAGCCCTCAATACTACATGTAGTGTTTGATGGTGCTGGCGCAGTTAACAATAACGCCGAAGCAAGCTAAGTCACTGTAAACATTGATGGCATGACTTTACATATGATGGATTATGGCATTTTTCTGTTAAACGACACCCAAAATAGCCCCCCCGGTCAGCGTTTCAACGGGGGAGTGTGTGTGTAGTTTTCCGCACGCACGCTCGCAAAAAAAATGTTGACCACCTATCTCAAAACAATTAACTGTTAAGCGACACCAGATGGAGGATATGTCAAATGTGCAGTAATTGTGATCGAGATGATGTCATGTCGCGTGGGTTGTGTTCGGCATGTTATATGCGTGCGCGCCGCATTAAGCAGAAAGGTGGCTTAGAGTTTCGCCGCCCGCGTGGTGAGAGTGAAGCTCTAGCGCTGGCTAATAAGCAGCTATGGCAGCATAGGTTTACGAGCAAGATTGATGCGACTGGCGATGGTTGCCACGAGTGGACGGGCGGCAAGACGAAGGGTGGCTACGGTATGTTTAACGCTATGGACCGCTCGATCTTGGCGCACCGCATGGTCTACCGCCTCGCGGGCAATGGTTTTCATGATGTTGTGATGCACACATGCGATAACCCGAGTTGCTGCAACTTGGCCCACCTTCGCGGCGGTAGCTACAAGGACAACACGGCTGACATGGATGCGAAGGGGCGGCGTCGGCTTGGCAGGTCTGACCACTTGCGTGACCGAGCGAGCCACCCTCGCGCTCGCGCAGTATTTACGCCGCTGGGTGAGTTTGCGTCTGCCGCGTTGGCCGCTGACGCGCATGGGCTTGCCGCTGGCACGGTTCAGCGAAAGTGCCGCAATGGTGAGGCTGGGTACGGTTACATTTAGCCCCCCCGGCCCCCTCTTGCCAACCGACGCTCACTCAGAGTAAAATTTAAAAAAACGGGAGTTATCACGATGGCTGGGAAGGCTTTACGCAAAAAGATATTAACGGAGGTCGCCAAGAATGGCGGCGCTGAGTATATATTTGATCGCCTGTCGTCTGGCACTACGCTGACGGCGATGGCCAAGGAGTTTGAGTGCAGTCGGGAATATTTGCGCAACAGTTTGCATACTGTGCCTGAGTACAAGACTGCGATGGACAATGCCAAGTTGACGGCAGCTGACGCGCTGGTTGAGCAGGGCTTGGAGATGGTTGACGCGTTAGATGGCGGCAGCTCAACGCAGGAGATTGCTGCCACGCGCGAGAAGGTGCAGTGGCGCAAGTTTATGGCTGGCTCGTATAATCAGGAGCGTTACGGCAATCGGCCTCAGACCAATGTTACGATTAGCGTGAGCGACATGCACTTGGACGCGTTACGCAAGGTTAATGCTGACTTAGCTCAGATTGATGCTGAGGACCGCCAGCGTGAGGCGATGGCTATTGACGCGGATTACAAGGATGTCACCGATGAGCAATGATAATCCGCTTGAGGAGTTTGTGCTGCGTTACCGCGATGACCCTGCGTTGTTTGTGCAGGAGGTGCTGGGCGCTACTCCGCACGATTATCAGGCTGAGTTTCTGCGGGCTGTTGCAGACGGTGAGCGCAAGGTTAGCATCCGCAGTGGCCACGGCACGGGCAAGTCCACGTCGGCTAGTTGGATTATGCTGTGGTTTGTTTTGCTGCGTTTCCCGAATAAGGTTGTTGTGACAGCGCCGACCAGCGGCCAGCTGTTTGATGCTTTGTTTGCTGAGCTGAAGCGTTGGATTAATGAGCTGCCGCCGCAGTTAAAGGTTTTGCTTACGGTTAAGTCTGACCGGGTTGAGTTAAACGCGGCCCCGAGCGAGGCTTTCATTTCGGCTAGGACGAGCCGTGCGGAGACGCCGGAAGCGTTGGCTGGGGTTCACTCGGAGAATGTGCTGTTGGTTGTGGACGAGGCTTCTGGTGTGCCTGAGAAGGTGTTTGAGGCTGCTGCTGGTTCAATGTCTGGCCACGCTGCGACTACGATCTTGCTGAGCAACCCAACGCGCTCGTCTGGCACGTTTTACGAGAGTCAGACGCGAATGGCGGACAGCTGGTGGACACGGCGTTGGTCGTGCATAGATAGCCCGCTTGTGTCTGACGAGTTTGTTGACGAGATGCGCGCGAGGTATGGCGAGGAGAGCAATGCGTTTCGCATTCGTGTGCTTGGCGAGTTTCCTATGGCGGATGACGACACGATCATTCCGTTTCACTTAGTTGAAAGCGCGATACATCGTGACGTTGAGGTAACGCCTGACGTTAAGCCTATTTGGGGCTTGGACGTTGCGCGCTTTGGCTCGGACAAGACTGCGCTGTGCAAGCGATATGGCAATGTTGTGACTGAGATTACGTCTTGGCAGGGTTTAGATTTGATGCAGACTGTCGGGCGCGTTATGGCCGAATACGAAGGCTTATCGCCTTCTATGCGGCCCAGCGAGATATTAGTTGACAGTATTGGCGTTGGCGGCGGTGTGGTTGATAGGCTGCGCGAGCTTGGCGCGCCAGTCAGGGGCATTAACGTGGGCGAGGCTCCTGCTATGGGCAAGACGCATATGAACCTGCGCAGCGAGCTTTGGTTTAAGACAAAGGGTTGGCTTGAGGATCGGTCGTGCAAGCTGCCAAACAACGACCAGCTTCTCGCGGAGCTGACTGCGATTAGATACAGCTTCACATCGTCAGGCAAGATGAAGGCTGAGAGTAAGGATGAGATGCGCAAGCGTGGGTTGAGGTCGCCTGACCTTGCGGATGCGCTCTGCCTGACAATGGCCAGCGACGCTGCGACTGCGTTATCTGGCGCGATGTCAAGTTGGAAGCAATCTATTAAACGCAATTTGAAAGGTATTGCATGAAACCAGTTCCGTTCCACAAGCTGTCACCTAAAATGAAAAACATCCGCATGAACCAGTGGATTAAAACTTATATTGGGAAGGGTTTAAGTTTAGAGGAAGCGCAATTTGCGGCTCGCTGGCGCGCTGGCCATTGGAAGCTGAGTGCGCGTATGGAAAAGATTATGGATGACTTGGGCGAATTGTGATATGCGGCTTGGATGGCCATTTGCAAACAAATGTGCTAATGTGCAGAAAAGTTAGAGGATGATGACATGAAACCATGTAAAGGTTGCCCCACCCCTGCGGCGTGTAAGCGTGCTGGAACTTGTCTCGCGAAGAAATACGGGAAGTAAGTTTTGGTTGGACTGCTAAGCCCATCTGACTACGCTGGTTATGCTGACGAGGGTCGCAGGCTTGCCGTTGACGTGCCGAATGTCACGCCGATGGACGCGGCTCGCTTTATAGCTGAGGCCACGCCGATCATTGGCGACGCGATGGCTGCCAAAGAGATTTACGATGAGGCCACGTCAGAGAACCCTAACTGGGCGATGGTCGGCGCACTTGGCGGTGCGGCTGTGTTGGGTTTATTCCCCGGCATTGGTGACGCGGCTGCGAAGGCTGTTAAGTCTGGTGCGCGTGGCTTGCTGGATACGGCGAAGCGTGTTGAGGTTGATCCGAATGCGATGGGTTCGCTGTTGGGTAATGTGCGGTTGAAGCCGAAGGCTGACTTTGATGTAACCCGAAAAGACGCTTCTGAAACTTTTGGCGAGGGTTCGGAGCGGGTTCGCTATACTGACCCTAAAAGTAAATCGACAATGGAAGTTGTTGTGCGCCCAGATGGCAGTGCTTCTGTGCTTGATCTTGTTGTTCCTGAAGGCTCGCGCGGCAAGGGTTTGGGCCAAAGCCTGCAAGCGCAAGTTATGCAAGATTTTCCAATGATGGGTGGTCAGGTTTCATCTAAGGCTGCTGCAAAAACTGCATATCGGCTTGGGCGGCGTCCTGTGGGTCAACCTGACGCAACGCTTGAAGATGTATTTGCGGTGATTGACGATATGTCCTCGGTAAACCTTGTTTCTCCAGACATGCAAAAAAAGTTGTCCCCATCGCCAGCTAGAGAGGTTGCTGGCTTGCTGTCGTCTGGTCGTGCTGACGAAGTGACCGACGAAATGCTTAGCAAGCTGACGCCTAACGATAATATGGAGCTGTTTGAGCTTTATCAAAGCGGAGCCACTGGCATGGACTTGCCGATGGACGAGGCGTCACGGATGGCGCGAGCTAAAGCTATGTTTCCTAGAGATGGTTATCACGGGACAAACGCAGACATAAAGGGCTTTCAAGGCAATGTTTTTTCGTCAGATAACCCAACACTTGCTAGTACTTATGCTAGGGGTTCAGCTGATGCTCAAATTTATCCACTTCGGCTTGGAAGTAAACTTGGTGACACGGTGGTTGAGGGCGGCGGCGTAAATTGGAGCCAGCTTGATATAGGAGACGTAAAAGACCCAGCTGTAGCCGAGTGGCTTGATTGGGCGGAAGGCCAGAAAATATCAACGCGAGAAATTGAGCAAGCTGCTATTCGTGAAGGGCGCAGCGGTGTTCAGTTTAAAGACATTAACGACACTGGCCCCGGCTTCAATTCCAACCAATTTAAAAACTTAGGCTACACAAAAGAGCAAGAGCGCGCATTGCAAAAGCAGTATATGGAGGATTTGTCTAAGCCCTCAAATGTAGATGTTAGATTGTCGCCTAATTTAGTTCGCTCCAAATTTGCCCGCTTTGACCCACGCTTGTCTAACTTAAAGAACCTGTCGGCGGCAATAGCATCTATTCCCGGAGGCTTGCTAGCCTTACAAGAAATGCAAAAACGTGCTAATGAAGAGCAACAAAGGCAAGGACTGTTACAGTAATGGCAATCACAACTTACGCAGAGCTGCAATCAGCCATCACGGATTTTCTTAACCGTGATGACTTGGCTGCTATTGCGCCGACTTTCATTTCGATGGCGGAAGCTGACATGCAGCGTCAAGTCCGTCACTGGCGTCAAGAGAAGCGCAGCACTGCTGAGCTTGATACGCAGTATAGCGCCATCCCGGCTGACTTTCTTGAGGATATTCGGTTTTACATCACTTCGGGCGATACTAGACCGTTGGAGAAGATCAGCCAGTTTGAGTTGCTTGACCGCAAGTTTCGCAATCTCAACACCAGCGGCCAGCCTGCATACTATGCTTTGACTGCTGGCGAGATTGAAGTTTACCCTGTGCCAGATGGAACATACACAGCTGAGTTGTATTATTACTCTGAGATTGAGGCGCTGTCTGACAGCAACACGTCAAACTGGATGTTGCAGTATTTCCCCGACGCATACTTGTACGGCTCGCTGATACATTCTGCGCCGTATTTGAAGGATGATTCGCGTTTGCAAATTTGGGCGGCTTTGTATCAAAGTGCGATTGATGCTATAAACTTGTCAAGTGATGCAGCAAAATATGGCGGATCAGGCCGCCGCATGAAAATAAGGGCGTACTAACATGAGCTTATCCAATACCTTTGAAACGCACACACTAAACTATTTGTTTACGGCTACGTCAGTCACGCGGCCAACTGCTTGGTATGTTGCGTTGTTTACCAGCAATCCAGATGAGGATGCGTCAGGCACGGAAGTATCCGGCGGCGCATACGCTCGGCAGTCTGTTGCGTTTACTGTGTCTGGCAACACTGCGTCAAACTCAGCTGCGATTGAGTTTC